TTCAAATTGTGGTTGGTCGCAGTGTTCGCCGTTACGATGTTCGCGTTCCGGCTGAGCGTGTTTGGCGAAGCAATCATCTGCGAAGGCGCGAGTGCAAGATTCGCCACTGTCGGCGGCGCACCCGGCCCGTCGCAGGTATACCGCCTCAGTAAAGTCCCGTCATACTGCAAAGGAACTTCTGATCCATGTAGCCCGTCAGAAATTGCGATGTACTCGCGTCCAAACTGCGTCAGAGACTTGCAATAACTTCCCGGCGTGGTTGTGAAAAGCACCGTGGCCGTGCCGGGTGAGTTGGTCAAGTCTTCGACGTAGAAGTTTCCCGTCGAACTGAGATACAGATTTTTGATGGCTCCCGTAGGTAAAACAAATGATTTCCCATAGACAATCGTGGCGTTCGTTTCCAGCGCGGGAGAAAAGATAACCTCAAGGCCGGGGCGCGAACCAACCTGCCCCGGCGCGTAAGATATGTCTTGGCAATCCGGCGAGATGTTCTCTGGCACGGATTCGGGCGCGACTTCTGTTACCCATGACCCAAAAACGGACAAGGGGCAAGATACAGCGCCGCTCGGACTGATTGCCATCTACTGCCCCAGCGGGAACCATGCTCTGAATTTGACCGTTGTGGTTGCGAACGTCGAGCCGTAGGCCCCCGCAGGGAACTGCGCTGCGGTGCCTCCCGTACCGGTGAACGTCGATGTAATTGTGGGAGCCTGCACACCGGTAATGCCCGCAGCGCCAGTCGCTTGGGTCAGCGCCCCGCCGTTGGTAGCGATAACGGCTGTCACGCTCGCATTCGTTCCGGTGGTGATCGTCGGGGCGGTCGAAGTCGAGACAATCGTTCCTGTCCCGGCCCCCGGTGTGAATATCTGCACCTTGCCATTCGCCTGAGTCGTGCCTTTGGCGAAGACGAATGTGGCACCTGTCGCCGTCTGCGTTGCGGCAAGCGGCTCCTCGTAAATCTCCACGCGGTTTGGGGCTGAACGTGACTGGATTTTGTTCGACCCTGCGAAGGAAAGCGTATCGCCGTTCGCGGGGTAGTTGCCGGAGAAGGTGAGTACGCCCTGCACAAACTCTTCCCGCTCGGTTACATCAGGAACGCCTTGTAGACTGTCAACTGCCAATGCAACGCTCATCACTTCCTCCTAGAAAACTCCGTAAGATACACGATGCGATGAATAGCACCGTCTTGAAACTGGCCGTCTTTGCTTCATGGAAACCTCGCGGTTGAAGATCATCCTTGCCGCTTGGTCGCCCTTCAAATTGAATGGTTCCGCGTCTACGTCGTCTCTGCCCAACGCAGCTTCAGCGCAGAAATAGTATGCAAGCGAATCCAGCGCCCGCATGATCGGAACAGGTTGTGCGCCGATAACCGATCCATCTTCGTTCGCGGCGAAATCTGAGAGATAGGCTGCATACTCGAATCGCAAGTCCATCGCGTAGATAGACCCCGGCATGTAGAGCGTGTCATTCTCCCAGTACCAGAACGAATTGTATGGGCCTTTCCTCGCGTCCGGCAACGCTTCCACGCACTGCTCCATCGAAACGAACTGAGCATTGCTCCCCGACTGCCGCTCCCAGACTTTCAGCGGGAGAATCCAGTCTTGCGGAAGAACCGGGGCCGCTGGCGGAGTCAAATAGCCGCTTCCGTTGAAATAATTGCTCCAGGTCAACGCTGTCCATGAGGCGGGATCGTTGCTTGCGACCGCTGGAATCCCCGTCAAAACCAGCGGCTTCTTCATCCGCGAATAGCCGAGATTCGCAAGATACGCCTGCAACTTCCGCCATGCGCCAATCACCATCGTCTGCGTGAATGGCTGAGTGTCAGTCAGCACGTCACCGTCGATAGACTGGATCGCATCGTCCATCCGCACCCTTGCCAACTGAAGGACGGCCTCCAGTTGGTCGTAGGGCGCGGTGATGATAGGCGGAAGAGGCAATTACTTGCTCGCTTTCGGCTGCGTTGCGGCCTTGATGGTTTCCTGTCGGAGCATTGCGGCCATGTAGACATCTTCGTTGATGATGTGACCCTGCTTGCACATTGCCACGTCGGGATCTACGATCTCGCCGCACATCTCGCACTTCTTGCGTCCTTTCGGAGCCGCCGAAGTCATCCACGGAGAATCCACGGGGTTGTCGAGATTCAGATAGTGCGCGGCAACAAAATGAACTTTGGGGCGCACAATCAGCGAGAATGCCTTGCGGTCGGTATTGTAAATGTCAGCGATCTGCCGCACAACACCCTCGCAGTAAGCGCGAAGCAGCCCATGAGCCTGCTCAAGTTCCTGCGCGGTGGGCTTGTCACCCTCTGCCACGAAGACGCCTTGATGAGTCAGCGCGTTCCCCGGTGCCTGCCCACGGCCCAGACCGATCATCGACCGCGCAAAGTCCTTGCCGCGCTCCTGAAGACGCCGGTACTCATCCTCAGACTGCGGATAAAGTTCGTCCATGATGTAGCTGATTGGGGGAACCATGTTGCCGTTGCCGTCGCCCACCAGAAGTTCGACATACGGAGTCCCTTCGGGGCATCCGGGAATCGTATACGACCCGGTAGAGCCGGTGTTGACCAGCATTGGCCACGGCCCGACATTGAAGACGTGAACCTTCTTTTTCTTCAACTCCTCAATCTCTGCGAGGACGGGAGGGATCGCACGGCCACGCGCCACGGCAAGTTTGCGCTCGATATGATCGTCAGCGATGGTTCTGAATCCTGAGTGATTAGCTACTGGCATAATGTAGGTTCTCCGGTCGAATCTGTGTTGCTCCCCGCAGTGGCAGTCCCAATTCATTGGCCGTCTTGTCCACGGGAAGACTCTTCGTTTTCTTCACCATCCCACCGATGTTTGCCGCACGAATCCCGGCCACCGGCATCAGGTCTTTAATCTTGTCGTACCGCTTCTGCTGCTGCTCTTTCTCTTCGTACTCACGCGTTGCCCGAATTGCCCGAGCATTCTCGATTGGATCGTTCGTTTTGGCTTTCTTGACCAGCGCAATGATGGTGTCGATTCCACCATCTCCAGGCTGCGAAAACTCAAACGTGTGGCACTGAAAATACACTCCCCGCGAAGGATATGGCCCGGTCGATACCAGCCCGGTATAGGGATCGCGGAACTTCAAGTTATACTGCTCTTCCGTCATCAGCGTGTGGTCAAATCCTGAAATCCACTTCTCCATGATCCACTTATTGCCGATGTGCCGGTACGCCGGACGAACGCGATACCCGACATAGCCATCGGAGAACTCGCCGCCGCAAAGCATCTTGACGGACGGCGCAAAGACGATCCTGAAAAGCGGCTCGCCATAAGGGTTTTCACCAAAGCGTTTCATCACACTCGGAGACGGATTCCCAAGCCATTGTGTCGGCTTGGGAATCTCGCCCGGGAGTTGGAAGTTCTCAGCCAATTACGCCTGCCCCAGGATGCCGGACGGGATTGCAATGCCGGAGGCAAAGGCATTTTCTCGCGTTTGCGTCATTCCGAGTTGCATTTCCGTCAGCATGTAGAAGACGACTGCCGAAGCCTGACCGCCGCTTGCTCCGATGACGCCGAACAAAGTCTGTCCGGCAACGTCGTAGAAATCGTCAGCCTTGGTCTGAATCTGAAATGCGTTCTTCAGAGCCAGAAAGTCGATGTAGCCGGGAAGGGCGCGGGGGTTCGGAAGGAACTCGCGTCCGCCGATGGTTGAGGGAGTCTTGCGCTTGAGCATGTCCACGGACTCATCGCCCTTGAGTTGCGCCATGTCGATGTGTTGCACGAGAAGCGCGTTCTGCTCCCATGCGGCAAGCTCGGACGGGGTAGCGTGGGCCACCAAGTCCTCATCTTCAACGTCCATCCCCATTGAAAACTCCATCTGGGTCTGAAGTGCGCGAACGATCTGCGGGGTGAGAGCGCCATTCACCGCAACCGAGGGAGTATTGTACTTCCCAGGCCACGCCGAACGCTGTACGCCCATCCAGTTTCCGGTGTTGGTGCCAACCTGATAGTAGCGAAGGCCGAACATGCCGGAGTTGGCCTGCCCAGACGAACCGGAGACAAGCAACTTCTGCCCGATGGCAACAGTGCCGGTCGGAACAGGGTTTGCCAGCCAGATCGTGTTCGAGAGGATGTCCGAGTCCTGCACGGTCAGCGTCACCACGAAAGCGCCGGCGATGGCAGTCCAAACGTCGATGTCCTGATCGTCGAGGAAGAAGTTGGCGTTGTTCACGACCAGCCCAACCGTGTTGCCGCCCTCGGCTACCAGCGAAACGATGGTGTCGAGAGTGTTGGAGCCGTCGCCCTGAAGCGTGATGTCGAGGAAGTCGGCAAACAGCTTTGGAGCAATCGAGCGGGTGAGCGTGGCGAAGTTCTCAATCGCCTTCTCGTCCGAATCGGTTGCGTACTCGGCCTGCCGGGTGTAGCTGAAGGCATGGATGAAGCAGGTGGTGGTCAACTGACCAGGAACCTGAGTCGGACCCGATCCGATGCCCATATCCGCGCCGTTCATGTTGCCAACGCGAGGCTTGCCGCCGCGAGACGGCATGGTGGGGATTCGGCATGGGCGGTCGGAAACCGGCTTCACAGAAGTGTTCTTCTGGATGCGCTTGCGAAGTACCGACGCGCTCAGGCTCAAATCTTCAAGTTCCGGGCGCACATATTCCTGCTCGGACGCTAAGGCTTGCATGCTATTGGCGATGCCCATGAGAAAACCTCAATTTGAGATTCATCCTCATGCGCTCACCCTTCTGGGGTGTATGCCATGCTGGAAGCCCTGCCACGAAACGATGACTACACGATTTAGGAGATTCGGAACTCTGTCAACCGTTTCGCTCTGCTACACATCCGCATCATACCACTACTTCTGTCCCCAGGTTACGGGGTTTGCTCTACCAACAATATACGCCTGTCGCTTTACAAGCATCGACTGAGGCGTTCTGCCTAAATCAACCTTTAACTTCTGTGTTACCGGAGGCCCAGCAATGCGCTCGAACTTGAGGGTCGATTGCCCCTGCTGTGTCGCCGGTTTTACGACCGCGGAGTCTACTTTCTCCGCAACTTTTGGGGCTGTCTTGCGCCCAGCGATAATGTCGTCTACTGCCCGCTTCACCGCGCCGGGAATGATCTTCTTGTGTTCGGAATTGACGCGCTGGAGGTAGGCATTGCGGTTTCCAGCCTTCAGGTACGCCTTGATCGCGCTCTGATAGCCCTGATTCACCATCACGCGAGAATTGATCTCTTCCTTCACCTTCAACTTGATGGAATTGATCTCATCCTGCGTCAGTTTGCCTTTGCCAAGGACTTTCTGCGCTTCCGTGACCATCAAACTGTTGCTTGTGGCCGCAACGTCGCGGTTCCACTCAATGTCCTTGACGCGCATCTCCCGATCTTCCAGCGATGCGGTATCTCCCGGCTTTGCGGCCTCTTCTTTCGCCTTCGGAGTGGCAAGAGGCTTTGCGGCCATTGCGGAAAGACCATCCAACGCCTTTTTGATGACTCCGTAGCCCTCAATCAACTGCTGCACGGCGGGATCTGTCGATTCGGTTGGGATAATCCGGTCGAGCAGCTTGATTTGCAGCGGAATGTCCTGATCCGCGAGGTACTGGCAGACCGCTTTCGAGACGATGGAGCTGTAGCCGTCCGGGTTGACTTCGGCAAACTTGTTGATCGCAGCCGGGATGAGCGCTTGGAAGCTCTCAGGGTTCGCCGTAGCCATCTGCTCAATCAAACTGGAGTCGCCGGACTGGAACTTCGTGTCGAAGTCGCGCCAGAAAGTCCTCTCCTGCAATGTCTCTTCAATCACCTGCTCAACAGGCATTGCATCGGGAGTCTCAGAGTCCGCAGAGAGCTTCTTCACCGACTCCAGTACCGCGTCAATGCCCTTCAATCCTTCGGGGTGGCGCTTCCCTATCTCAGACGCATCGAAGAGCGCCCTACGCACCTGCGCAGTCGTCTTGGCGTCCTTGCCAACGAAGGAATCCTTGATCGCCTTCCACAGTGGCGCCCCGGAAAGGGGCTCGCCGCCAGCTTCCGCGCCTTCGGTTGACTCTGCGCCCTCAACGGATTCCGCTCCTTCTATCGGCTCGGCTGCTTCTTCAACTACCGCTTCAACTACTGCGTCATCTGCCATTTTATTCTCCCTTTAGAGGATTCAAACTGTTGCGGTTCCCGGTGTTCCCGGTGCGGCTGCTGCCTTTGAGACTCCCGGCTGCGCCTCCGGTGCTGCATCCTTGATTCCAGCCTGAGCATTCATTTGCGCTTGGTCGGCTGGCGGTTCATCCTTGAAGTTGATCGACTCACTCGGCGGCTTCATCTGCTGTTGTGCCGCAGCCGCCGCTTGCTGCTGTTGTGCCATCATCTGATCGTGAACTGCTTTATGCAGTCTAACATTCTGCACACCCAGTTTCGCTTGCTCAATCGCAGATGCTTCGCCAACATTCTGGCGAATCCAGCAATCCTCGCTCGATAGATATTCCTGGCACTTCGCCGACTCCCATTGGTGATAGTCGTCCATCTCCGGCATGAGGCTGGTAATCATCGGCGGCGGCGGCTGATAGGGAAGATCGGGCATTCCTCCAGCGCGAGCCTGTAGCGTCTGTGCGGCGTGTTGCAAGTTGTATTGTGCTACCGCTGGATTCGGTACTGGCGGCTCGCGCAACAGAATCTCCAACTCCCGCGTCTGCTTCTTGTATGCAATCGCCGGAATCAGCTTCAAATCAGGGTTGCCGTTCAATTCCAAGAACTCTTCCCAGTTGTCCGGCGACTCGAATAATGTCTGCCCAATTGGAGACTTCGCCGCCATTGTAATCAAGGTTGTCAGGTTCGCCCGCTTCGACGCAGTAGACTCAGGGAAACTCGATTCGCTGGTATGCGCGTGGAACTTGCCCTTCGTCAATTTCTCCAGTTTCAGCGTTACATTTTTGCCGTCGCCAGAGGTCACAACAATCTCCGAACCATGATCGGGATTCTTCGACGCCAGCAATGCGGCCTTGGTATAGATTCCGCAGAATATCTTTTGCATGTTCGCCCACGCAGGGCCAAGCATCCCCATCGCCTGAGAGCGATCCATCGCTTGCCCAGATGCCGTCTGGTCTGCCTTCGACTGACCTTCCAGTGCAGGCAGCGCGCCAACAAGCTCTTGACTCAGCCCGCGCAACTCTTCAATCGCCTCATCGAATCCGGCAGGGGAGAGTGCTTGCGGCTCGCGGTAGAACTTGTCTTCCAGCGGAGTATTCGGATCGGTCGATTTCAACAGGACGCAACTTCCGGGCTTGGATCGCTGATCTTGCATTGCATCCCAGTCCTGCTCGTCACCGTTGAAATAGGTGAAACTCCACCCCTTCTCATAGTTCTCGCGCTTGGCGTTCATGTAATCGTTGAACGCATCCTGCACAACCTTGTCCGGCTCCATCAACGCGCCGCCCGTCATGCCGTCCCGCTCAACAGGGAACCCAACATCAAGCGCATCGTCTGGACATTCGTTCCACGACTCTGAATAGGTCTTCCCGATGTACTTGACGTGCGCCCCATCGGGGAACAGCATCTCCATCATCTCTTGAATTGTCTTCGTTCCGCCCGACATGCTGCCATCGGGCATCTCGCCGGTGTACGGTTCATCCATCGACTTGTCAGTAAACCCACCGGGCCGCAGAAAGCAGTTCATCTCAGTGGTCAGATACGACAATGCCATGCCGGTCAGGTAATACGATTTCTTCGCTTGCCGTGCCCCGATTCTGGCGTATCGCTCCCAGTCGGACTCGCCCAACCCTGCTTCGCCGGGTGCAATCTCATCCTTGATCCAGTCATTCTCCGCTTTTGCGGTGAGAGCGTCGAGGTCGTCATACAGAAAACAGTAGAGTGCATTCGGCATGAACGCATCGCAGACGATAGGGACTTTGCTCTCAAGCGTCCCGTAAATCTTCGCCGTTTCCATCGACCGCGCGCCATTGTCATCCTTGCCAAACGATGCCTTCGACTTGAGAGTTTTCGTCCATGAAACACAGCGTCCCGATAGCTCGAACATCCGGGCAATGTTCTGCTGAATCTTCTTGATGTCGTTATTCTGGTCGAAGAGGTGCCTGAAACCCTCCGCCGTCTCCGCCGCTTCAATGTCCTCAGACTGTCCAGGCTGATCGGGAGTGAAGTCGATTCCAGGCTCGTTCTGTGTCAACACCGCATCGAGTGACCTGCGCCGGATGCGGAAGATGTTGTATGCGCCCATGAACTCAGGGCATTCAATCGACTTCCCATTGCCGACGTTGACATATCCGCCAGCCGTCCCAACCTGATAGACCCCAGTTCCCCAGTTCGGATAGACGTGCTGCACTCCATCATCATAGAAGCGCAGAATTCGATCCATCAGCACTTCGATGCGCCGGTCGTAAACGTCTCGCGCCTGAAACTTCTTTACCAGTCTGTCGAAAGCGTCTTGGAGCAAGTCGGGGAGGTCGCGGTTGTTCTTGCCGTAGGTCGGCGGCTCGTCAGATTGCGGAACATCATCCGGCGCAACTTCGTCGGCAAACTGTTCCTCTTCCTGCACGGGGCTAGTTGAGTCTGGCAATTTCCTGTATCCTCCGCGCCTTGTCCAGCCGGTCTACTGCATCCTGCGCTTGAAGAATAGCATTTACTGCCCTCTGTAGCGTTCCACAGCACACCGCCGCGCCCACTGGAACGACCGAGAGACAGTAAGGGCAGGAAAGTTCCCGCTCGCGCTTCTCACGCCACATTGTCTCCATCTGCTCGCGCACGAACCGCAGCTTTTCGTTCCCTTTTTCCAGTTCGGGATCGTTGACTGCGTTGATGGCATCGTTCAAGTCCATTAGTGCCTCATGCCAGCGTAGCCCTTCGCAGAACGTGCGTCCCGGCGAGTCTGAGGGTTGGACGAATCAAGCGCAGCGTCAATCCGAGTCGGCCCCAGTTTCTCGCCCTCTGGTACGCCAAGCTCACGATGAAGTCGGCCAGGGTGGGATGTCCACGACCCAGCAGAACCAAGATCAACCTTTTTCTTCGGTTCGTAGAGCTTACCGGCCATACAGTTTACCCTTCCGCTCCGGCAAGTCTTCGCGCTTCGTCGCCGCGAAGTCGTGAAGCTGCTCCCCCGACATCTTGAGCAGCCCACGATTCTTCTTGTAGAGCTTTCCCGGCTCATGCTCGGCAATCGCCATTGCCTCTTGCTGCGCCTTTGACTGCGCGGGCATTAGTACAGGACGACAGTGGTGGAGGCGTAGCTTGATGCCGCAGCCGCCGTGTAGCTCAGAGCTCCAGTAATGCCGCCACCGTTGAGAATGGTCACGTTCGCCGAAAGGCTCTTGTACCCAGTCACGAAGGTTGTGAAGCCAGAGTTTGTGGTGATCCCAGCCGCTTGCCAGAATTGACGGTCGCAATAAACCAATCCGCCGCCGTAGGCAAGAGCCGCCGTCGCCGCTTCCTGCAAACCGAAGTCGCCGGACTTCACGAGGTCGCCCGCGCCGTGGCCAAAGCCAAAGACAGCGGTGATGATGCAAGTGCCATACACCGTTGGCGTTGGGTTCGATACTCCAGTCGGAGTGACCGTCTCGGCGTTGATGCCCGATCCAATCGTGATCGGAATGCCAACGACGGGCGAAACCGGCTTGCCATCGGGTGTGTAGACGACGCCCAGTGCCAGCGTCACAGCATAGGTGCCAGCGGCGGCATTTCCAGAGATAACCTGAAATGCCGGGACATCGGGATTGATTCCGTAAGCGTAGTTGAAAGCGTTGAACTCAGCGGAAAACTTAGACAATGACATTGCAAGGCTCCTGTATTGCTGATTTTACATCCCGCCCAAAGGCGCTGATTCCTCTGATCCTGTTTCCTTCGGCTCCTGTGCCTCTTCGTCGAAAAACTGCTTCATGTGTTCGCCAAGCTCCTCAGCATCAGGATGCTGCTTCGTCTCCTCATGCTGGCCGTCCTCGTGGATAGCGTGGGATTCATGCTCGAAGCCGTCATGCTTGGCATGGAAGTGTTTTGACTCCGGCTCGTGGACGTGCGCCACATGGGTTGTCATGTGCAACAGGTCGGGATGCTCTTCCTGCTTGCCGTCCTTGATGGTGTGGAACGTGCCGTCGCCGTGATCGTGAATCTCCATCGGGGATTTGCCCTCTTCGTGCTCTTCGCCTTCCGGCTTCTTCTCGGCAGGTTCGCGCATCTTCGACATTGAATCCTGCATCTTGCCCATCGGATTCGCCAGCTTGTTCAGTCCCATTGCCATGTCAATTCTCCTGTGCTTTCTCCGCTGCGGCCATCGACCGTGCGACTTCCTGCTCAAACACTCTGCGAACATCGCCTGAATTGCGAACGTGAATAATGCCGTCATCCGACTTCGCGGCGCGGGCTTCCAACTTCGCTACAAGCGTATCATAGCTCGATTTCCACTTGTCTGAAATCTTTTGCTCGGCGTCGTATGCGGCCTGTCGGCCATCAGCCAGCTTCATCCATTGTTCGCATTGCATAGCGGAACTCAGCCAGTCGCGCCGGTACGACCATGCCGCATACCCAACTGCCAGAAGCAGGATGCCCAGAATTATTGTCGCGCTGACCATGACGACCTCCGCTGCTTATGCTCTGCATCGAATCTTAGCACAGCCATCCCCTTCGACTGCATGGAAACATCACCCAACGCCTCGAAAAACTCCTGGCGCTGCACCGCCAACGGTACGCTCGCTTGTTTCAACATCGACTTGCACAGATACCGCACCATGTCGCCAATGTCGTCCGCCTTCGTGGGCTGCTTCCAAACATCCTCAGCCTTGCCCGGATGCTTTGTGTCCCGTATCAGCATTGGGATCGACTCAATAACATCCGTGCAGCGCGAACAGATGAAAAGCAGTGGGGTATTCAGTGAGTAACCCCCGCCTTCCGTCTCAAAATCATCGTCCTTCCGCGTTGGATTCATCTTCCCAGCCATCACGTCGCCGGTCTTCTTCATCATCGCATACAGGTAGCGCCAGCCGCTAATCCGTATATTATCAGCATCTTCGGAGTATGGAAGACCGGCGCGGCGCAACTCTTCGTCGATGATGTCCTTCGTGTTGTGACCCCGTGAATCGTCCTCATCGGCTTCAGGACTCAGGAAATACCGCCTAGTCTGCTTCTTCTCATCCGCGCTCATCATCGCAACGCAGCGCCGGATCAACTCTCCCTGCTCAACTTCTTGCACGGCGTAGTCACGGTAGATCACCACCACGGGAACAGGCTCGGAAATCTGTACACCGAACACCTGCTCAAACAGCTTGGGTGCAACCTTGCCCGTTGTCGCCCAGCCAATCGCCGCATGATGCACAAACCCATCGTCGTGCGCCATCCATCGCGGCCACCATGGCTGTATCAACTGCGCCTCTTGTTGTGCGGTCAGAATCAGCTTCGATTCATCCCAAACACCGGCATAATACTGCCCCGCAAACGAATCAAACGACCCTAGTAGGTGCCCAGCCCGTAGACTCTGCGGCATAGCGTTGAGCTTGCGGCCCTCAGCGGTGCGCTCGGTAAACAGGTGGTATCGGCAACACATCGAATCCGCTGCCCCGTCGCCCTTGCACATACTCTCCATCGCGTAGAACTGCTTTGCGGTCAGTCCTATCCCGGTGAACCACACGAAGTTGTCCCAGCCAAACAGATGCACAAACGCATAGTCGCTCGGTCGCTCATTGCCGATGAATCGCTTTTGCGCAAAGATTCGCCGTAGGAACTCGGTCCCAACCCCGCCCGGATTGAAAAACAGGCCCGTCTTGCACTCGCCCAGCGGAGTGTCTGGCCAGCGGTTGCACGAATGGATGATTTGCAACTCGTACTCGCTGAACTGCTCTGCTTGGTCGATGAATATGTCGTAGAACTGCACCCCCCAGAACTTTCGGTCAACCTCTTGCTGATTCTCGGCGTAGGCAAAGACTATCCTGCTACCGTTGGGCAATCTGAACTCATGGTCGCCAGCCCGCCAGCAGCCGCGCAGTTCCGGCCATTGGCGCATGTACTCGTCAACATGGTTGCGCTTGACCTCATCCCATACGCGCCGCACAATACAGCCGTCTGTGCCAGGTCGCTGCATCCTACGGTCAAGCATGATGCGCTGTAGACCGCCGGACTTGCCGCCGGCCCGCGCTCCACCACCACCAATCCACGTTGCAGCCTCTGGGCCTTTGGCGTAGACCAGCTTACCAAGCTCAAGCTGTTTTGGCTGAAGTACCACAGTGATTTGTTTCATGCGACGCGCTCACCCGGCTTGCACTTGCCCTTGTGACCAGCTACCAACGCACAGCGGTATTGCTCGCCGTCATCAGCCCATTCCTTGTGAGAGCAGCGCTCCACAATATAGCAGAACTGTCTTACAGTTAGCTTACATGCCCAGTCAGCGTCAACGCGCCGCCCGCCGACTGACTCGCCAGCGTTGCCCAGTAGAACTTGAATCCTGCGGTGTCCTGATACACGCCATTGGCAGTGATCGCAGAGCCAAGCGCAACGCCGTTCTGTGGCCCCGCTGTGGTGGGCGCAGTGTTTGAGCCATAGATCACAAGCGATGCGGTTGGAGTCGTTGCCCAGTTGGCTTGAAACAGCACGGAACGCCGCTCAACTGCCCCAGAATCAAGCAGCGCGTACACTTTTGACGTTGCTGGTGCAGTCAAAATCTCAGCCGTAAACAACTGCATCGTGTCGCCAGGGCTTACCTGCACAGACAAAGGCCCGTATCCGTTGAATGTTGGCATATCAATCCTCCAGGATCGACTTCGTTACAAACTCCACCGGGCCACCATCTTTGCCGGTCACTTCCTGCGTCACGCGGTCGCCGTACTTCTTCGGGGCCAGCTTGCTTGCTTGCCATTTCAGTGTGTCTACGCGCAAGCGTGAGCGATTTACATGCTCTTGATCGCACATTGGCCCAAACTTGCTCATCACCCAATCTTTGGCTCCATCATTGGCTATTTCACTGATTCGCTCAAAGAAAGTATCGGCTTGCAGCTCCCTCGCGCGCGTGTAATTGTCAAGGAATGAAGGTGTTGTGTTACCAGGATTAGTTTCGATCCAAGTATAGACCGTTTCACGCGATGGCATTGAATCATCGGCACATATTCGCACAAGCGATTCGCCTTCTGCGATGCGTTTGCAGATTGTGTCGGCGATCTCTTGCGTGTACGTTGTCTTACCAGCCATGCGAAGAATTGTATCAGATTGGGCGTTTTGTTGCGGCGAGTCGCAGTTTCCGCGCTTGGATGAGGCGTTGCTGTTCTTGCGTGGCGAGAGCTTTGCGGATGCTGTATCGCTGATCATCTACTATCTGCGCGGCGCGAACTCTGCGGAAACCTGCGGCTTGCTTCTTCGTTGGCATTGGTGGTAATCATCCGAAAAAAGTGGTTCGTTGTCAAGTTTTGCGCGTATC